GCTTATTCCTTCAGCTTTGGATCAGCCGTTGTCCACGCTTCGTGGTAATCCTTTTTCCACGATGCTGGCGGTCTTTCCCAAACTGGCGGTTCTGGTGGTGGCTCTAGATCAGGCTCTACCTGAGTTTTTACTGCCTCGACTGGTGTTTCATTCTGAACTTCGTCGAACTGCTGTGACAGTAATTCCCGACGATCCGGTTGTTCAGTATTGTCCATTCGTACCCCTTTTAGGTAAATTTACGGCGTAGTTGTGTGAGAATTTGATTTGCTTGCTTGTGCGTCATGTTGCCTAGTTGTTGCCGCATGACTTCCCGCCGAGTGTCTTTCGGTGGTGGCGGTCTACTTTCCATCTTTTCGTTGCCAACCTCAATGCAATTATGTTGTCTAAGGTGGTCACGATGCACAGAACGGCTCGTAATCATTGAGCCGTCGATCATAGATTTGTACGGCTGAATGTCGGGCATGACCATTGGCCCAAGGCTGTCGTAGTGTTCTTTTGAGCCTTTCTCGACTAATTCGCCGTTCACATATATGTATGTTTTTCTCATAGCAATGCCAAAACGTCCTCATCATCCATCTCAAGCCAAGCCGCATAAATCCGATCAATTCGTGACAAATCAGCAAGCAATTCATCAAAGTTTATTGATTTTAATTCAACAATTGATGCGTTTTCTAGTATCGGCAACGCAATCTCACGGGCAATTTCGGGTTTACCTTCAACCAGTTGCTCGTATAAACGGACTATTTCCTCACGTTTCTTGCGTTTTTTATCCGCTTCTTCTAAAAACTTGCGTTTCTTATCGCCACCGTCATGCGTGTCAATGTCAATGATGGTGGTTTTACCAAATGAAAACCCCCATGCGCTGCCAAACGATAAGCCCCAAGCTGAAGCCATTTACGCAGGCCCCCACGGATTTGTATCCGAACCAACGCCATCAACAACATAACCGTTAATCTTGGAAATGTTTACATCTGGCGGTGCTGCGTTCATAGCCGCCAAGACTGCCGCAGCTAGTGTTGCGTAGTCAATGTTGCCTGATGCTGCCGAGTTCATCTTATTGCCCATCGTGCCGGATTCGTTGTATTGAGCCGCTAATGCACTCCATACCGCTGCTGCCAGACTTTGTGGGGATAAGGCAGATTCACCCGTAATGTCGGCTGCTAATTCACCTACCGCATAAGGTGTAAGGCTTAATGTGCCTTCACCCAATAGATCAGCTTGTACGGACGCATAAGCCGTCAAAGTTGCTGCAATTGCGCCTGCGCCCGTTAATTGATCGCTATATAGGTTAAGAATTGCAATCAAGTTTGCAGGTGGTGAAAGGTCACCTGCACCCGTCAGCGAGGCAATCAGGTCTGCAATAAGCGATAAGCCGCCGTCAGAAATTGTGCCTGAACCTGTCAACGTACTTGCAGCAGCAAGACCGCCTGCCAAAGTTGCCGTGGGTATGCCAGAACCATAAATCTGATTACTAGAACCTATCTGCCCTACTTTTTGCGGAATAAACCAAGTAAGTGATGGATAACCACCATTGGGCAATGCATAATATTCATCCGCATTTGTGGTCTGAGATTGCATCATGCGGTTACGAACACGACCGCTTTCGGCAAAATTACCCCGTGCGCCATTCTGAACGCCAGCACCGCTAGTAAATTTTAGCGGCATTTTGTCGTACACGGAATAATTGCCAAGCAAAGCCATATTAGCCCCAAGCTACATCTAAGCTGCCGTAATAAGCCGTATTAGTCGGCGTTGCTGCACCTGCGTACATTAACCATTGCAGATTTGCGCCATCATAAATGCGTGGCATTGAGGGCAATTGGTTTACCAAGTCACGCTCAGAGGCAATACCCACAGTCGTTAAGGGTAGTGTAAACAATGGTCTACACAACACCACAACAAGAGAGCCTGAAGTCATTGTGGCAGACAAGTTAATTGACTGAATTGACCGAATACCCGTGTCACCTGCTTGCAACGGCATGAATGGGCCGTACTTACCTGCGCCTGTACCTGAATAAATAATTGACCCAACAGGCGAAGTTGTAGTGGCAGTCGGCAAGACTGGGCTTGCAGGAGTCAAACGGCTTGCTGTACCCGCTGCGTTTGTATAGCCCAACTGGATTGTAGGAGTACCCGCACCCATAACCACGGATGGCACAATGTATGCCTGAAGTCCTGCGCCATCGGTATAACGAGTTAATGTTTGCGTACCTGTGAAGTTTTGTGCGCCAGTTGTAGTAACCGACGAAACGGTAAACATTGCCACTTGGTCAACAAGCATCAGCACGGCAGGGTTAGATGTCGCTGCGGCTGAGTAACCTGACACGTTTAGAATGTTTTTAACTGATGGCGATACGTCACCGCCTGTATACAAACCATTCGGATAAGCCGTGCCTGTAATGGTTTGCGACGTAACAGTCTGCGAAATGTTGACGGTGTAAGTACCGCCGTTGTTTGCGCCTGTACCTGTACCCAAAGCCGTAATGTAAGTACCCGCAGTTACGCCTGTACCTGTAAGCAACATACCAACGGTAAAGCGACCCGTGCTGTGCGTTGTGTCAGTAAAAGTCGTGGTTGCAATTGAGCCGCCTAAAGCACCCGTTGTGGCAGTCGTGCTAGTGCTACTAGACAACGCTTGAAACGCTAGGTTAGTAGTCGATCCATGCGTTGAGTTCTGAAACGGATTACCAGCGCCAGTGGATAGGTCATACCAAACACCCGCAGTCTGAGCAGTTGTTGGCAATGCGTTCTTGTTCCAATCCGTGCGGTTAAATTGCCCTGCTGTAATAGCAGAGATGATTTGATCCATCGATTGCAGTGCCATAATCTATCCCCAAACCGTTTGAATTGTGCCAATAAAGCTATTACTGGACGCTGATGTATTGCCTGTAGATACAAGCATTGAAAGATATGCGTTATCCGCAATTATCGGTAAATCAAAAAAATCTATAGCTGGTGTACGTTCGGCAGATGCGCCGTTCTCACGCAAGCAAACTTGTTCTAACGGTTTGACCAACACAAACGCAAGCAATCCAATGTCAGGCGTGTCAAAAGTGACGGTTTGCACGCTGCGGATGCCTGTGTCACCAGGCGCTAATGCGAGAAACGGGTAATTACTGTTGATTTGCGAGGTAGTAGAATTATTGCCTGTTGCCAATTCACCAACAATTGAACCTGATCCGCAAGTCTGCGTAGGTGACGTTTGCAACACGCCACTTTGGTTGTAATAAGTAAACCTAAATGTCGGATTACCTGTACCGAGCATACCCGCCATCTGCACTGCCATGACGCTCACGCCTTGACCCGTTGTGTATCGGGTCAAACTTAGCGTGTTATCTAGCACTTGCTCGTCAGTCGTGCCTGTATCAACAAATGGATAATAAAACAGGTAATCACACAAAATATTGACTGTATTGACACCAGCCGTACCCGATGGCGTAAGTGCTATGGTCTTTAAATACGTCTGATAACCAAGGCTTGCCACGGGTTGATTGTGCGGTATCCCACCGTTTGCTGACTGACTCATTGGTGCGCCAATCAAGGGAGTGGACGCATAGTAAAACGGGAGAGGATTGCCAGGCGATAGCGTAACGTCAAACCATGAGTTACCGCCCGTTACGGCTGTAATGTTTTTACGAAAGCCGCCAATAAACGTCTGCCCGTTTTCTTGAGCGTCCACAAATCCTTTGAACGAGGTAATAGCCATTTAGCTGACTGCGCTAGTGCCACGCAAAGCCGCCTCAAGGTTAGCCAAGACAGACGCTTCTTTGTGACCACAAGGTTTGTAGACGATATGTTCAACTAAAAATACAGGCGCATTGCACTCAGAACACAAGTACAAAGGCAATTCACCTTTAGCGAGGTTTGGCTGTTCCAATTAAGTCTCCGTAACTGTTAAAGCTGAAGCATTAAACTGCGGTTGAATACCGGATGCGACTGTTAAAGAACTGTTTAATGCACCCGAATACAAGACATTACCTGCGCCAGTTGAGGCAGTTCCAATCGCCACATAGGTCAAAGTCGCACCTGTAGCGCCGCATTGCGGGAACTGGATCAACGCAGCATTGACCGCTGTGTTGGTAGAAACCGTCCAACCTGACGAAGTACGCAACACCGCAATGCGAGTGTAATTGGTGTACGAGGTTTCATTGGTGGATTGGCTATTACCCGTGCCTGGGTCTGCCGTGTACAGTCCCACATACAAGTTCGTGTATGGCGAAGACGCTGCATTGTCTGCCATATTTGCCCAAGCTGTTGCATTAAAGATCAGCTTAAGTATGTTTGTGCAAGTAATTACTGACTTTGCCATGATTGCGCCTTAATTAAGAAAACTAATGTTAAACATTGTATCTTTGCATACTAAATTCTGCAATTTTAATCACTTATGACTTCAACCCCAACAACTCGACCGTCAGAACCCCTAATTACCTTTTTAGGCGCTACTAAAGATTTAACAGCACTTCCTAACTGGGCTAGTGTTTGACCGTGCATTGCTGCCATATTGTCGCTTGATGCTGCCATTTGAGCCATTGCAGCGTTGATATTTTGGCTGATTTGATTGGTCAATTGCGTAGCTTGAGCATTGGCTTCTTCAACGCTTGAATCAGGGTTAGCAGACAACAAGGCAATTGTAATCTTGGTTGCTGCGTCTAATTCGCTCTTGTAACGCTCCTGACGCTCTTTAACTTGCAACTCTTGATTAGCCAAAGCCATCTCAAACTGTTGCTTTTGTGACTCTAACTGAGCCTCTGCCTGCATCTTCATTTGCTCAACTTGCATATCAAACTGGGCTTGCGTCTGGGCATTTTGTGCATCTGCCTGCACACGCAATTGGTCTGCTTGCGCCGTGGCTTGCATCTTCATTTGCTCAATCTGCTGCTGGCCTTGCAATTTCATCATCTCAGGATCAGGTGGCGGTGGCATAGGATTAGCGGCCATTTGTTGCTGCTTTTGCTTCATTTGATCCATTGCCTGATCTATTGCGCCTTCAATCGGCTCGGCTTTTTTGTAAGCGCCCACTCCAAACTTGACCAGTTCGATCAGCATTGGCACTAATTCCGGTGCTTGCTGACCCATTGGCAGGGCTTGAGTTAAAAATCCACCCATCGCTTGCAAAAACTCAGTACGCTCACGTTTGTTCTGATTTTCGTCAATTTGCACCAAGCTATCAGAATCAACCTGAATACGGAAGTTACGCAAAGGCTTGTCTTGCAGCAACATCAACGCCTGTGGGATCAACGCTTGATCCGCAGGGTTCATTGCTTGAGCCGCTGCGTATTGCAAAATCGTCGTGGGTTGGAACTTAGTACAAATAACCTGTGCTTTTAACTGGAATAATTCACTAGCAAACAAGGCAACGTCCTCTTGCATTGCACGCAACCGCAGTCCCGCATACTGACCCTTAATCTGTTGGGCCGTTGCGGTTTCACTAGCTGAAGTCTGTCCCCGAACAATGTCTGAAATACCTGTAATTTCATAGATTTGGTTTTTGATTTCATCTCTTGCCCGATAGCATTGCAACAGAGCATTAGACAACGTATCCAAAGGCAGCAGGTCAATCGAGCCTTTTAAGCCGCCTTTTTCGCTAAACGCCATCCACTTATCGACTGGGATAAGGGTATTGTTATCGCCTTCAGTTAAAAGACGCTGCAAGGTGGGTTGTGATGCGTCACAGACCCCACGAACACGCAAAGCCTTGACCAACCCGTCAATGCGGTCAGTCAGAATGTCTAATTCTGTTGCTTGATCTTGATACAGCACGAAGTCTGGCACAGGCACAAGCGTGTCTGAAGTCATTGTGGCGTACAAAGGTTTGGCACATGGGAAGAAATTCTCTAGTTCTAACGGATCGTCACGCTCGTCTAGCACTTCAGGGCAACTCTTACTCAACCAGTAGACTTTGCCGCTTTCTTTGTCCCAAATCTCGCAAATCTTAGCGCGTGTAAAGTCTTTGGATTGGGTGGAATACTGTTTGTTGGTTTCCGGCCCTGCATCCAAAGGTATCTTTTTAGCCATTTCCTCGCCAAATCGTTCAGCAAGGCTTTCTTTTGTCATGTACACCCAGCGCCACACGGAGGTGACTTCTTCCCATGTCCGTGCGACTGCGTGTCCAAAGTCTTTCCAATGCACATAGTCAGTCGGCGCACATTCGTACTCAATTTCCTCTTGTGGTTCGACTTCCTCACCCATAGCGCCATCAACGCCAGGCATTGCAGTCTTGACTTGTTGACTGCCTTCTTCATCAGGTTCGTCAACGTCTTCAGTTACTTGAAATCCGTCTTCAGGTTCATCTTGCGCCCGAACGTGCGGCTCATAGCGTACCCAAGCAACCCCACGACCGCCTAAGAATCTATCCTCGACTGCGTGCTTCATTGTTGAGCGAAAGTCGGTGTAATGCTCAATCTCAAAATCTAGCGCACGCTCAATTAACTGACTTGCTACCCTAGCGACTGGATCGTTATCCCCAAATCTGCGGGCAACGTCAGCCTTTGGCAAACGAGCATATACCGCAGGAATCAGGGTTTGTACGTTAGACCACAGAATGTTGAATTTAGCGGTTTCGTTCGTGTTCTGATTGCGGTTGTCATCACGATAACGCTTAATAATCTTGTTAACACGCCCTTCCCACTTCTTAAATTCATTGTCGTACTGGCTGATAACATTCAGCCACTTTTGAACGCCAGTAAGTGCTTCCATCTTAGATTCTCGCAAAAATTACGTCACGGTTAACCCGTCCGACAATTTGATAGCCCCAACCTTCAAGCAAATCGAAGGTATCTTCGTTGCTGTAGCCATACCGACTGCCCAAGCCTTTGAGTTCAAGCGTAATAACCGGATAGCTTTTCTTAATCGTTTGTTCAGCACCTAATAGTGCTTGATGCTCTGAGCCTTCTACGTCTAATTGCAAGAAATCGCAATCTTCTACGCCGTAAGAGTCAATAGTCACAACTTTAACGCCAGTTCCCTCTTTTAACTGGTGCGCCCCAATGTTCTCAGGTTGAATATGATCCATCGCTGCTGTGCCTGGCTTGTCACCAAAAGCAGCTTGTTGATGCTCGATGTTCTTCATTCCCTCAACATTTAGCAATAAAGCCGAATAATTGACCGGATCAGGCTCAACGGTAATTACACGGTCAAATCGGTTAGCCATCGACGCAGGATAAACACCCACATTACCGCCTGCTTGGATCACGGTACGAAAGTTCTTAACGTATACATAACTAATTGCTAAGTCAGGCAATTCAGCCAATATCGCATTGATACAACATTCGTCAATATCGGGAACTTGCCAACCTTCAACCAATTTCATACAGAATCCTTGTTTGTTCCCACGGACGAGGCTTGCCGTGAAATATCACCACTTTGGCATCGTCTAGCCCGTTCGGTAAAACGTCCGCCTTAAAACTTACAATTCCATCACATATATCTTGCCAATACGTTACCCGACCTTTCATGTGGTGTTCAATGTAAGTTTGGTCACCACCAGCTGCGTACATCTGTAATTCTGCGAATTTTTTGTACAACTCTACAGGTTTTGACCAGTACATCATGCTAGATTGCATCGCTTTCGGGTTGTATTGACCACGATAAACGTCACGCATAATCACAAAATCGTGTTGCTTTGCCGCCTCTACTATTGCCGTACAGTCACCAGTTAGCACCGTGTCTAAGTCAAAGTACAACGCACTTGGCAACCTAAACAACTCCATCTTTGCCCACCAACCTTCCCAATCATGCAGCAAAGGAATGGTTTTGCACTCTAGATCAACATCAGACAAACAAACAAACTCATGCGGAGGCAGATACTTAGCGCACATCTTTTGCAGCGCATAAACGTGCTTCGGTTCAAAATCCCCGCCTGAACGCAATACACTCGCTACGATCATGCGCTAAAAATACCGACTGCCATGACTTCAACGCCTGCGCCAGTTGTAATCTTCCAAGCGCCATTGGACGACATTGCATTGATTTCAATGTTGTAGCATCCAATGCCTTGACCAACAGCAGCAGGCAATACGGTGTGCGTCAAAATGCCCGCACCTGAACCATCAACGATTTGAACCGATGAAGTCAATGCTGTAGTGACTGTACAGATGATTCGATGCAGATAATCACCAACTGCGCCTGTGCCGCCTAAGACTTGTGCTGTCTGACTAGCAGCAACGTGTTCATATTGATACTCATACGGAAGTTGTACACCACTCATAATCTGCTACTCCTAGTTGGTTTGTGGGTTGCCCACATATCTTCAAGCGTTACTGTGTTTTCAGGGCCAACCATCAACGGTTTAATCGTGTCCGGTGGTCTTACCTTTGGTTCTAACCGCCAAGCAATTGCCATCATTCTAAAAGCGTCTGCTGGGTGGCTTGTCCAATCGTGCCTTGGTGTTTGCCTAAATGCTTTCTTATCCTCGTCGTATTCTCGCTGATATTGCCTAAGTGCCTCTAGCCCATCGTGCGTCCGTTCAGCATCAAACCAACACATCGGCAGCATTTGTCTTACTGCCTGAATCCCGTCTTGCACCGACAAATCAGGCACAATCGCCATGTTGTTGATGCCTAAAAACTCACTCAATTGCTCAATTACTGATTTCCCCGCTGCCGCTAGTGTTTTAGCCCTTGCATCGTGGGGTAAGTAATGTTTTCCGTATTTATACGGCTTTTCTACGACTATTTTAGCTATTTCTGCAACATTTGCACCAGAAATTGCAAAATAATCTATAACGTGAATTTCGTTGCGTACCACTTGATACCACCAAATCGCCGTATCGTCACGAAATCCTAAGTCCCAAGCCGTGTGCGTCGGTAAGTGCGGATCGTAGTCAACACGCCTAACTTGCCCTGCATCTGTGATTCTGCGTAAGTCTTCACCATAGAACGCCCCCAAGATAGCGGCTTCAAATGAACACTCGTATTCTTGCAAGAACTGGTCATCGCTGATCTGTGCCGCAGCTGCTCGTAACTCGGTGTCAGGCAACAGTCCAGATTCGGAGGCTTTTAGCACCAGGTGAAACCATTCGCTAGGCGTTTTCTTGGCTTGCTCAAATATCTGCCAAAACTGATTTTTTCCTTTCGGCGTGCCCGCAAAGACGCACCAGCCCATTTTGTCACTCAAACACGGTCTTACGACATTACCCCATACGCTAGGCTTGAAGTCACCGTATTCATCCATAAACACGCCATCAAAGCCTAAGCCTCGCATGGCATCTGCATTGTCAGCACCAAATAGTCGTATTTTGCCGCCAGTTACCAACTCAACCGTTAATTCTGCCTCATTGCTCGATGCGAGAACTGGTCTAGCAAAGTGTTTAAGGTAATCCCACGCCACGGACTTAGCTTGGCTACGAAACGGTGCAATGTACGCAAATAGGGGATTTGGGCTTTTGCACATGAGTGCAGCCCTGATAATGTCATTGATAGCCGCAACTGTTTTCCCAGCCCGTCGATGGGCAACAAGACACGCCCAACGCTCTGATCTGTCGTGAAATGGCTTGAACGCTGATCTAGGCGAGTACGGTAGGGTTATTTCCCGTCTTGCCACCTGACCACCATTTCAATTGGGCCATTGTCTGCGCCAACGTGTTCTTGCCTAGCTAGTTTGGGAACGTGGTACTCAGCTACAGCCATAAAGCAATCAAACGCTGTTTTTGGCCCATATCGGTCATCCATAGCAATCTGTTCAAGCCACGTTTGCAATAGGTGGGCATTACCATCAACAAACGCTGCAATCGCCTCACGCGCCTTTGTAGTGCTTTTGTTAGGCACTCCCTTGGGTCTGCCTGCACCTTTAATATTTATAGATTGTTTTTTAGTTTGATTCATCAACTTATCCAATTGTGATAGTTTAAGTCTATGAGGTAGTGTAGCTTACTTTTTCATCTTACTTAACAACGCTGCGGTTTTCTTAGCTTTATCTGCTTCGTTATAGTCTTTAGCTACGCTTACTGGGATACCTGCTTCTTTAGCGAACTTAGGATTGTGCGCCGCAGCAGCCATAAAATGTTTTTGTTTTTCGGATGTGCTTGGCATTATTTAAACGCCTTTAGCTTATACAGCGTGCTATCCACTAAATCAGCAATCTCGTCCACAATGTTTTGCAACTCAGACTCGTCAGGCAATTCAGTGCGAATGTCTTTGACAAACTTCTTAATGCCAGCAATGTATTTAACTGGATCAGTTGCTAAGTGAAAATCCCTTGGGTACGTCTTAATGATGTCGTAGCAGCCTTGATACGCTTCTGCCCACTTATCAGCCAGTTCGATAATTGTGTCGTAGTACTCATTCAGCGCAACGTGTTTAGCGTAGCTGTCTGTTTGCAAGTGCATAAAGTGAGCGTTTGTCCCGCTATGGAACAAAGTTGCGACAAATACGGCAGGATAATCCATAATTACCTCAGTTTTATCTATTATAAATCAACCGTTTAACAGGTCAATAGCCTCAATAACCGTTTCTATGCGAGCAATTACACCACCATCCCATAATTCATTGAATTGTAACTGTGGTGCGGTAAATTTCGCTTTACTATCTTTTTTAACTTCAATAAGATAGGTCTTACCCTTAAAGCCAACTAATAAATCTGGGCAGCCTTTGCCTACTCCCGATAAATCCACAACAACTGCACCAAAAGTCCGTAAGGCGTGGATTATTTCTTTTTGATTCGTATCGACTCGTTTTGCTCTCATGGGGTAATTTTATGTCACTTGTGTATACCGATGATGAATTTATTAAAGCCTGGAACGAGTTAGGCAGCCCAGCGTTAGTGGCAAAACGATTAAATATCGCTGTTCGTAATGTTTATGCACGCAGACGAGCAGTTGAATTTAGGCATAACGTAGAACTTCCTACAACTAATTCGCAACAATACGCTTACGTTAAAAAAATACACAACACGCCTGGCAACGTGCGCCGTGGCATTGACATTGAAAAAGGCGTTGTACTTGTCTTTTCAGACGCTCACTTTTGGCCTGACGATACCACCACAGCTTTTAAAGCATTGATTCATTTCATTAAATTACTACGTCCAACCGTAATTGTAAACAATGGGGACGCATTTGACGGTGGTGCTATTTCCCGCTATCCACGCATTGGTTGGGACTCCAAACCCACGGTTAAAGATGAATTAGAGGCTTGCAAGTTCTATTTGGGCAAAATTGAAGACATTACAAAATGCCCGTTAATCTGGACTTTAGGTAACCATGATGCACGTTTTGAAACCATGTTGGCTAACCAAGCGTCTGCTTTTGAAGGTGTTCAAGGTTTCACTTTAAAAGACCATTTCCCTCGTTGGTCACCCTGTTGGTCATATTGGGTAAACGAAGACGTTTGCATCAAGCACCGTTTTAAAGGTGGTAAGTACGCAGGTTATAACAATACGCTGCATGGCGGTACGTCTATTGTTACGGGCCATACTCATGTTTTAGCCGTTCAGCCGATTACCGACTACAACGGCACTCGGTACGGGGTTCAAACTGGGACGCTTGCAGAACCCAACAATATGCAGTTTGCTGACTATACCGAAGACAATCCTAAAGATTGGCGTTCAGGGTTTGCCGTGTTAACTTGGGATCGAGGCAAGTTGTTAATGCCCGAACTGGTTCAAGTGTTTGGCGAAGACGAAGTGGTGTTCCGTGGCAAAATCATAAAGGTTTAGCATGAAACTGACCTCCAAAATGCTTGAGTCAATCTATTCAATGCTTAAAACGCTCAAGCCATTTTCTGGTTGGCATCTACCGGAAATATCACTGATTGAGTTTAAGGTTACCAATGAACTCGACGCAATGGGTACTTATTTTTATTGCGACCTGACAGAACGCCACATAATTACCATCTCTAAAGCTAAAAACGGTCATTTATCCACAGTCATTCGTACTCTTGCCCATGAAATGATCCATTGCAAGCGTTGGAATACGTCCAAATGGGATAAACACGATGACACTTTTAGACGTTACGCAGCGCAGATTGCCAATGAATTAGGGTTTGATCCGCTTGAATTATGAGCAATAAGTTAATAAAAGATCATCTTCTGTTAACCCATAAGTTGATTCAAACGCTTTTCTACCCAAGCCGTGTACGCCAGTCTTGCCTAAATGATGTTCAGGGCATAGCGGTATAACGTCTGCATTGCTGCGTTTCATGCCTAGCCGCCGTATGTGGTGAATGTGAGCAGGTGTTTCGCCATAACCCAAATGTTTACAAAGCACGCAGCCAATTTGGGCAAGTTTGTCGTAGTGTTTCTTTTCGGCTTTAGTTACCACTTTTGACCTTTTGGTAAGTCCAACCTTCAAGCCACTGACACAAATGTTTTAAATCTTCAGCAATTTTAAAGGCTTCAAACATATTGTTGCTCAAAATAGCATTTTGGTATTGTTTTAAACCTGCGTTGATTTTAATTAAACATTCAGAATAGTCATTCATAAACGCCTTAACGCATCAAAAATGAAGCATAAAGCAAAGGCTACCCACCAGCCCCACGCCGCTTCAAGGTGACACAACACAAAAGCCGTTAACAAATAGATCACTTTGCCATCCAGTACAAACCGACATTACCAAGGGCGTATCCTGCGTAAGTAACCGACATGGGTACATTACCCTTAAATAGTTGTTCAACGCTGATATAGGCGTATATAGAGCCTGTCAGCACTATTAACCAACTACTCATCAAAGTCTAGCGGCTCGTTTGAAAAGTCATAAACGTCAGGATCGTAGCCGTTAGCTTTGAGAAAGTTTTTAAATACTTCAAAGATTTCGGTTAATCCTTCATGCTCGGTTGTAATCAGCACTTCAGTACCATCTTCTTGCTCAGAATAAAAGGTAATAGCCATGTCAATCCTTTGAGTTAACTTCGATTAGTTTACTTAAATAATGTTGCGCTTTTTTTAAATCTTCAACACCACCTTTTGCTTTGTACCTCGTTACATATTTTATGATATTGCCTTCTAAATAACCTAAGTTATTTTCAATGATGTAATCCCAAGGTTGTATTTTTACTTGGTAATGAGAGCCGCCAGTTTGGGTGTCGTTTGCTGTCATTTGGTCAACTTATCCATGTTGCGGTTATTAGCCTGTTCTGACCGCCAGGCATCAAACCTAAGTTGTGCGCTTGTTAACCGCCACTTTAACAACTCAACTTTTTCGGTGGCTTGCCCGATTGCATGGCAATGGTTCTGATAATCTGGATGGGCGTAGGCTTCCCGTTCTTGAGCCGTTACCGTAGATTCACCTGACTTTTTCATCAGAATAGCCTTTAGGCTTGATTTAAACGCTTCTAATTGCGCCAATTCACCTTTGGCCTTAGCATAGGCAGGGGCGTTGTCCCAAATGTATTCTATAGCTGGGTGAGGTGAATAATCGGTCACGTTGCCCCCAAATTAGACCCAAACGGGTTATGCGCCCAAATTAACACCAAGTTTTGATAATCATCCGTATGTTGCGTTGCAACTGGTGCTTGCTGAATGGTTACAAACACGGCAGGCATTGCTCTGCGTTTACCGTCTCCACGTTTCTCAATCTTTTTGGATCGCTGTAACGTCAGCAAATGAGAATAAATAGACGCTTTCTCTAGCGCACAATGTTCAGCAATGTCTACAACGGTTTGTGGCGTTAAGCAGAATTTAAGGATTTTTTGTTGTGTGTTCATGTGTTCTTCTCTTTAACTTTGCGTGTATGCGACTTCATAAAAACGCCGAATTCAGGGAAATACCAAAATTGTTTACGGTAATGGCGCATTTTCATGGTTACCCCTTGCACGAATTACTTTTGCAAAAAAGACGCCGTCATCAAAATTTGGTATAAATTTTTCACACAGCGCAGCACAAGCCTCACGTTCATCAAGTCGCACAAGTTGGGCAAAGCGCTCAATAGTTTCAGGAAACAATTCCAAGTCACCATCAAGAAATCCAGCCGCTACAGCCAAACGCATAATTTTCTTATTCATGGTTGCCCCTTGCTTTGTCAATAATTCGTTCAAATGCGTCACTGTGACTCATACCAAGTGCTTTATAAATTAAAGCAAGTGACTGAGAAATTATTGGATTCAATGTAATGGGTGCTGTTTTGCGAATAATTTCCAGAGTGGCTTTTGCATCTTCCAGTGCTGCAATATCTGCACTATTGACTGCCCAGAGCGAATCAATGTCTGCTTCGAGTCCTGCGTTTACGGTGATAGAAATGATGCCTGATTGATTCGGAGTTGGTTGCTCCATTTCTTGAGCATATAACTGGTCTTTCATCTCTTGTGCAACTTCGATGGCCTCATGCAATTTATCAAGGTTCTGTGTAAGTTTTACCTTACTGGTTAACTGGCGTCCAATACAAGCGCGAGCGTATGCCAGGGCATCAATAATTAAATCAATTCGGCTCATTTCTCACCTCGCATACATTTATCAAACAAGTCGCATTTAATGGGATGCAAACAATGACACGGTTTGTCAACGTCGAGTCGCACGTTTTTTTGTAATCGAGTTTTCCACAGCCACACAAAAGTTACCATTCCTGCAATCAATGAATAAACAATCCACTCTGTCATGTTGATCTCCTATTGTTTAGTTATCTTAACAGAATGTTTAAAAAAAAGCAGCAATTAAACTGTTGTTTTTAACCTACTGTTATCTATGTATCACTTATGATACATAAAGTCGGTATTTGTACAATATATATGACATTTCCGTCAGATGTTAAATGTATTTGACAATAGTTCCCCTACCCTTATACCCACCCACCGTAGTAGTTGAGGATAAATCCTTTACGACAGACCTGTAGCTTGTTAGCTTTGTGGCAGGCAACTCACCCCACCCCTAGATTCCCTAAAACACTAGCAGTCTTTGCAGGTGTAGAAGATCAATACCTAGAGTAAATGGTTTTAGTAGATTTCTCTACTCTGTCTATATCCTGTTCGATTTCTCTACTGGGGCGTGCGGGTCACACGGGATACAACTGTAAAACAATGTTTGACCTAAATGGGTACAAGCGGTCACTCTGTTAGCTAATGCGCCCTGACAAGTAAGTGACAGACAACAAAAAGCCCTAATAAGGAGGCTTTAGGCTTGGTTGCCACATACAAGAGGTGAAGCACCACCTTCCTGTAGCTTTGACGAAGCCGCCTTATTAGGGCGTTCTATTCGCTGTGCTTAACTACTACTGGGTTACCAATCCAATAGATAGTTAAATTCTATTCGCTTTTTTTACTTTATGCAACTCAGGCCAGATTTGTTGCCAGTTTGGGATTTCTTTACGATTCCATTTGCCGTCTGATTTCTTTTCAAGTTCAGCAGCTAAAAGCACCAGTTTGTCACCAGGCATACCGTTGTTGCGCCATTGACTTACGGCTGGCGGACTGACACGACATAGTTTGGCTACAGCAAACGTGCCACCTAGTGTTTCAATAATTTCTGTTGTATTCATGTAGCAATCTTAACAGAATCTTTCTGTATGGGTTGACATATCTATTTAGATGCCTTAATATCTATCTACTGACATACCCGTCAGGACAACATACAGGTGCATAAATGAATGAATTATCTAAAGCATTAGTCAAGGCTCAGGCAGCAATGTCACACGCAGCCAAAGATAGTAAAAATCCTCACTTTAAATCTGCATACTCAAGTTTGGCATCAGTCATTGACGCTGTGCGGCCTGCTTTGTCTGCTAACGGTTTAGCCTTTGTGCAAATGTTGCATACGGCAGACGGTGGCGTAGCGGTCGAAACAGTTTTGATCCATGAATCTGGTGAGCAGCTGTCTTGTGGCACGTTGTTTATCCCTGCAAGTAAACAAGATGCGCAAGGCTACGGTTCAGCGATTTCGTATGCAAAACGTTACAGTTTGCAAAGTGCGCTTGGCATTGCGTCTGAAGATGATGACGGAAATTCAGCGGTTAAATCAGCGCCTGTTAAAGTTGAAAAACCCAAAGGCATAGATATGGATGTAACCGTTGAATTAATGGCGGGGGCGGTCAGTTACGAAAGCCTGAAGGACATATTTAGATTGGCTTGGACACAATGTTTGAAAGAACAACAAACTCCTTTGAAGGCTATTTACGACACATATAAAGCAAACTGGGAGAATCAATAATGGCAAGAATATATGTTCGTGAGCCTATTCAAGATAGGCTTGAACGGCACTCAGTTGCTATACCGTTTGCGGGGTGTTTTGTTTGGACTGGCGCAGTTGATAAATTAGGCTACGGCAGAATTGGTATGCAAGGCAAATCAAAACTAGCCCATAGGATTTCTTATCAACATTTTGTTGGTGAAATACCGCAAGGGTTGGAATTAGATCATTTGTGCCGCAACCCGTCTTGCATAAACCCTAATCATCTTGAGGTAGTCACTAGAAAAGTAAATACAGACCGTGGTTTGTGTGCTGAAACGCATAAAAAGCGTTATGCCGCTATGACGCATTGCAAACGTGGGCATGAATTTACGTTTGAAAATACTTACCTAGCAACTCAACGTAACCGCCAGTTTAGAAATTGCAAAACTTGCCAAAAAATAAACAACGAAAAAAGGAAAAACCATGTCTAGTAACGATTTAAACCGCTGTGAGTTCATTGGGCGCTTGGGCAAAGACCCTGAAGTCCGTTACACCGCAGACTCTAATGCAATCTGCAATTTCTCTATTGCTGTCGGTTACAAGTCTAAAGACAAAGAAACGACAGAATGGGTCAGGATCACGGCGTTTGGTAAGTTGGCGGGAATATGTGCCGACTATCTAAAAAAAGGCTCACAGGTCTTTGTAGCGGGGCGTATGACTACTCGTAAGTGGCAGAACAAAGACGGAGTGGATCAATACACAACTGAGGTGGTAGCCGATCAAATGCAGATGCTTGGTTCACGTTCTGCCGACGATGCGCCACCGCCACCACCTAGTCGACCAAAGCCTGATAACGCATATCGAGCAATGAAAGAGGGTACGGTTGTGCATCTTGAAGATATGCAAGATGATGTACCTTTTAATTAGAACGGGTCTATAATGGTTGTATTCCATGCAAAGGGGTGCAACATGATTCGTTCTAAAACGTGTTTTAAATGCCAGACCGTCAAGCCGTTAGATGAGTTTTACAAACACACCGCAATGGCTGACGGTCACTTAAACAAATGCAAAGAGTGCAATAAAAAAGATGCACTTGAACATAGGTTAAAAAACATTGAAAAGGTCAGAGAATATGACAAACGCAGAGCAAAATTGCCAGACAGGATTAAATCGGCATTGCGGATTAATCAAGAATGGCGGCTGGCAGATAAACGCAGAGCAAAATGCCATAACGCAGTTGCTAGGGCTATTAGAAACAATGAACTTAGCCCAATGCCCTGTGTTCGATGTGGTGAACTCAAAAGCCTTGCACATCACGAGGATTATGACAAACCTTTGGACGTTATGTGGTTATGTCAACCGTGCCATAAACAACGCCATAAAGAAATGCTTTTGACATGAACCAAACTGAACAAGCCATATTGATTTCTTGGCGGCTTCAGCAATGGTACGAAGGCATGGTTCTCGACCCAAGAGCCATGCAAGACCTTCAAGATGCCATTGAGATGCTTAAAACACTAGCTAAACAGGTAAACAAATGATAATTAAATCAGCAGACTCAGAATCAGGTCATTGGTACGCAGCTGACGGTTCACCAGCGTACAAGATAATTGGCAAAAACGGTAAAGAACGCAACACAACAGTTCGTGACGCACGGGAACTCAATTTAGTACCGTCGGTAACTACGGTTTTGGGATTGGTTGCAAAGCCTGGCTTATCGAACTGGCTGCAACAACAAGTGTTACTGGCTGCGCTGACATTGCCACGCATTGCTGGCGAAACAGAAGAAAACTGGCTAGAACGGGTTATGTCCGATTCTAAATCTACAGGCCGTGACGCTATGGATCGTGGCACACAAATGCATGGGGTGCTTGAGCGTTTTTACCGTGGCGAACAAGACGATTACCCTGTTTATGTTAACCAGGTTGATGCGTCGATCAGAATCCACTTTGGGCATGACCAAACTTGGGAGGCAGAACGCTCGTTTGCATACGAAGGGTTTGGTGGCAAAGTCGATTTGATTGCTGAGAACATTGTGATTGACTTTAAAAGCAAAGATAAGCTCGATAAGGTTGTGCCGTATCACGAACAAATCATGCAGCTAGCGGCTTACCGTGTCGGCCTTGGCAAGCCCACAGCCAGATGCGCCAACGTGTTCTTTACTGCTGAAGGCGATGTGAAACTGATTGAACATTCAGAGGATGATCTAGCCTCTGCATGGGATTGCTTTCAGTATCTACTAGCGTTTTACAAGCGTAAAAACAACTTATAATCAATATGCGGGGAAAGCCGTGTCCCTCCACGCTCCTTGTTCAGCGAGTACCCGCATTTCAACAAAAATACAACACTTAGGGTTTATCCCTATAAAATACTGTTGCATTGATTGTTAAGTCAGCTTAATATCTATTTATGGCAACAACGCCATTAACCACGATAAAAGGTACATAAATGATTAGCACACAATATGAATTGACCGATATGGGCAAGCGCCAGTTGCTTCGGGAATTGTCCTACGAACTGACCGACAAAAAGATTGCTGAGATTGTTGCTCAATTTGCAGATTGCTTAAAAGTTGACCGCCACGGTGACGCTTTGATTGAAATTGACGGAAAAGACATTGACTGCTGCGTTACAAAAATTTTTCCAATTTACGTTGAAAGCCACCACTTTGAAAAAGTAACTGTTTGCGAGGAAGACGGCAATGAGTAACTGGCCTTTTGGTACAGATTTATCCGGTTCTAACTGGACAGGGCGCACAGACCGCCACAGACGTGTATACAGCCGCTATACAAGGGCTGACGAAAAAATACCTGTTATGGGATGGGTTGTGGGTTTAACGCTACTAGCCGCCGTTTTTGGGCTTGTTCCACTTTTATCTTGGGTGATGCAATGACAAAAAAAGACGCAGTTTATATGCACCTTCAAAAACGCAAAAATATAACCAGTTGGGAGGCTATTACGTTGTACCGTGCAACCAGGTTAGCCGACATTGTTTACAAACTTAAAAAACAAGGTTTTGACATTGAAACCGTTATTGTTGAAAAAAACGGCAGTCGGTTTGCTCAGTATTGTCTACATTAAGATAGACACTAAAGCAAAAACCCAAGCCAATACAATAACGCAAAACAAAATAAACAAAGTCTTCATGCCACCATTGCGGTGGCTTTTTCTTTTACGTCTGCCACACGATTCATCCAACCTTTACCGAATACTTCAAAGGTTGGCAGGCTGCGGTAAAAATCTTCTTTTGCTTTACTAAAACGCTCAATCAATTCATGCGGATCAAGCGCCTCTACAGCTGCCATTGTTGCAGGCCCAAACCAACCGTCTGACGCTACGCCCACAGCAGTTTGCAAAGTTTTAATTGAACGCCCCACGCCAGCGTTTACGGCAAAATCAAAAACTAAGTAATCAATGCCATCAGGCAATTCGTCGGCACGCACAGCATCCCAGTACTTTTTTTTATACATTGGCTCAACTTTTGCAGGCGTAAGATTACGCATTTCTGCTTCGTCTGATTGCCGACCGATCCAGTTTTCCCAAGTAGATTTAGTAACGCCAAGGTTTGTCATGCCGCCTGGGTCTTTTTCGTGATTCGAAAATCCACCCTCGGATTTGAGCATTAGCTTAAAAGCATCGTCCCAGTTGCTCATTTCTTTTGTGCGTAAAACAAAGTACGGTCTCCAAACAAATAAAATCCGACTGCTGACGCAAAGTTATTGACCGCTGCGTTGTCTTGTCCGGTCAGCATCATAAAAGACCATGTGCCAAGCACAATAGCCCCAACAGCAGGGCGCATAAGCCTTACAACCGCTTCAACCCACGGATAAGTACTGCCGCCACCACCTGCGCTGTTCATCGCTTTAAACATCTCTAAATCGACGTTACGCATTTGAGTGTATTCAGCCACGTTTGTGGGTTTATATACGTCAGTTTGGATAAATCGCCCAATCAAGGATTTACCGAGATCAACGGCAAGTGGCCCTAACGCTGCAAGTAAAGTAATTGGATCCATTAAAACCTCAATTGTTTAAACCATTGTATAAATGCCGCCCACTTTAATTTCAAGTATTGAATCATCGGTCTGCCTTTGCGTCTAGTTTGTCAAAAATTTTGCCAAGCATTTCTTTTAATTCTCTAATTCCATCTTTAAAATCATCTTTTTTAACGTAATTTTCAGAAATAGACAATTCAAGTTGGGACATATCTTTTTTAAGATTTTGAACAGCATCCCATAATTGACGGGCAAACCATCCGATTACTGCTAAACCTGCCCCGCCAAGTAAATTAATGAGATGTTGCCAATCCATGATGCGTTTCCAAGTTGCTAAGTATTACGGTGTCACAAGAACCCAAGATTGCGTAGCTTCATCCCAGTTGTACGGGCCACCCGTTGAAGGGTACGGAACTGGCGCTTCCCAATAATATGTTTGCGTATTTAAAATCCATGATGGAAATGGTTGTGGCGCATAAAAAACACCAATTACGCCATCTTGAACCACACTTGTGTCAAGCGTGTAACCAACTCCCGCATAATTTGCTCTTAATGCTACGCCGCCATCTGGTTGACCGTCTTGACCGTAATGAACATTTCCGTGCGTGTTGTAAGAAGTTTGCCACCAAAAACTTGGATAGCCAACCGCACCGGAATCAATAAATGATTGATCGGCAGCAATTACATCGTCAACAATACCTTTGCCGTTTGTAATTGACGGTACTTTTGCAAAATAACTCATGATTATCCTTATCAAGCAGTATAGGACGATGAAGAAGTAAACGTATGGATAGTGTAACCACCGCTAGACGTAACCGTTCCGCCCGTGCCACGTTGTGATCCAAAATAGCTAATAATTACAACGCCCGAACCGCCTGCTGCGCCGTTATTAAATGCGCCGTTGTACCCGCCACCACCACCGCCGCCTCCAGTGTTTGCGCTGCCTGCTGTGCCTGCACCAGTTCCTGCTGCGCCACCGCCGCCTGCACCACCCGCACCGCCAGCATTGCTGCCACGATTATCGCCACCGCCCCCACCGCCACCACCATAATTGACAGCAGATCCTGTGATCGAACTGGATACGCCCACTCCACCTGTACCCGCAACAGTACCCGATGACGTTGTACCAACCGCACCTGCACCACCGCCGCCGCCGCCACCCGTAAATGCACCGCCACCTCCAGCGCCTCCGGCATAACCTTGTCCAGAAACTCCTGTGCCGCCTGCGCTGTTTATAGGAACATATCCACCGCCACCGCCCGAACCGCCGTTGCCTCCAACTGTGCCGCCACTAATTCCTGACCCACCATAGCCGCCTGCTGTTGCAATAATGGATGCACCAAACGCAGAATTGTTGCCAATTACACCTTGACCACCAACAGAACCGCCTGCGCCGCCTGCGCCCACCGTAACCGTGTAAACAGTTCCAGAATTTAAGGTTGCAGTAGAAGTCAACAATCCACCCGCACCGCCGCCACCTTCACCACCGCCACCACCACCCGCAACTACAAGGTAACTAATAACGTAACCTGAGTTTTGCGTAAAGTTAAGCCAACCCGCACTAACCGAGTCGTACCATTCAGGGTTTCCAGTTGTTGAATTTAAACGAATCAACCCTGATGCGCCCGTAGGTCTTTGTGCCGTAGTGCCAACAGGCATTTTCCATGCGCCAGTACCTGAACTGGTCATCTGAACGCCCGAACCCGAAAGGGTTAAAACGCCCGTTACGGTCAAGGTTGCAAACGTCGAAGATGAAACACCAACAAGTTGAAATTGCGTACCATCGTAAACAATAACGTACAAATAGTTAGCGGTTAGGTCACTAGCAATCAACGCCGTTGTGCCGCTTTTGGTAATTGCTTTTGCACCTAGCGAACTGATGTTAATTGTCACCGCACCCGTATTTGTATTGGCAGCAACAAACGCAAACATTTGACCAACGGCATAAGCAGTCAATGAAGGGCTAACCGTAGCCGTAATTGTGTCCGTTCCCGATGCGGTTAAAAACGAACCGTATGAACTTTGGACTTGCGACACGTTTGCCGAATCAGTTGCAGCCGAACCAGTTCCCAAACCTGTGAACTTAAACGTCCCCATTGGAATGTTAGCTGTCGCTGTCGTTTGACCGTCTTTGGTCATCGTGGTGGACAAGCCAGTTGCAAGATCAGCGGTCAGCGCATTAAACGCTGTCGATGAAATGACTGTACCGGTGACAACTGGCTGACCAGTTGAATTGATGACAAACGTGCCGCTGCCGTTGAAACTCATAAATTACCTCTTATTGGTTCATAAAAGACGATGGCGTTAATGTTCCACGCAAAGCGTCAGCCATCAATCGACTTCTATCCGCTGGGTTTGCTTGTGCTATCAGTTTAGCCGTTGCTTGTGGGTCTAACAATGCCTTTGCCAAGGCTTGTTGCATCTGCGTATCTGCCTCGCCGTAAATACGAGTCAAATAACCGCCAATTGCAGGTATTTTGCCGACAGATTCAACCAAACCAATAGGCATACCGACTTGCTGCGCCATATTAGCCATTGATAACTTTTGAAAAGTATCAGAGCCAGGGCCTCGCCCTAAGTTTTGTGCATTTGTCTTTCTTGCTAAATCTTGAGCAACAGATGTAATCGTTCCCATTTGCTCTGGTGTTAATGTGCGTTCTAATGTTGCACCTTTAAAACCAGTTGCTGTTTTGGCGGTTTGTTCTGCGTTACGCAATGCTTGTGCATATTTGGCAGCGGTTTCTGAACCCAAAGCACCGTAATCAGCCAATGCAGGTTGCATCCTGTTGAGCAATTCTTGCCCAATTTGCATTTGATTGATAGGTTGCGACAATTGTGCAAAATTTTGTTCCGCTTGTTTAAAAGCAGGCTCAACTTTGCTTAATTGATTTTCTAGCGCACGTTTTACAGTTAACAATTCTCTAGTTAAAAACTTGTTTTCTGTTGTTGCAAGAATATCTTTAATTCCGCTAATCGACGAAATAATATTTTCTGGCTTTTGACGCAACACATAATCAGGTGTTTTTAATTGCGCCCGAGCATAATCAACGGCATCTGTTGCCGTTTTACTAGTCACTTTTATTTCTTTTAATTGCGACAAACCTTCTTCAGCATCAATATCGCCTTTGCGAATTCGGTTCATAACGGTTCTTGCTGTTCTTACAGCGTCAGAATCCGCATCCGACATTCTTCTTGTTAATGCTGTGTCTAATTCTTTCCAAGCGTCAGCCCCACGTTGTTGCACGGGATATGACTCAAATAAAGTTTCACGAATTTGATTTAATTCTTTAACTAATTGTGGTCTACCTGTGTTTTTTGCAGTTAAACGATCAATTAAATTAACCACTCTTGTTGAATCAACTTCAGCCGTTGATTGTTCGGCTTGCCTATATAAAGGTTGCGTTCCTGTTTTACGGGCTAATTCTGCCGCTGCTAACGATTGTTCATCGCCCGCAATGCCACGCAACGCTTGCACTCTAGCCGCATTTTGCTCTAATCCACGCTGCGTGTAAGGTTCTGGGTATGCAGCGGCAGCTGACCGTTGTAGTGCGCCAATACCGCCACTTTCTGCAACTTCTGCCGCCGTGGGCATAGAGCCTGGCACTAATGATTTTGCTGCGGTTAATTTTTCAATAATGTCACCAACCCTATCTTCAGGGATGACGTTTCGTAAAGCATTGGCAAGAATTTGATTTCTGCCGCTTTCGTACAAAGGTTGGATTGCTGCTTGACCTAATTTGTAGCCTTTTGACGCTGCCGCAGTTGCACCGCCTGGCGCTAACGCACCCGCAACCGTTGCACCTATTTCAGCAGCAGGGCCACCGCCAAACGCTTTAGCCGCACCGCCTGCCCCAGATGCCGTGCCACCTGCAATGGTTTGCATAATTGGCGCTTGAGCCAATTGTTCTGTTACTTTTTGCGTAACAGTTGGGTTGATCGTCGGCGCTGCGGTTGCTAATTGTTCAGAGGATAAACCTACCAATCTTGTAGGTGCTGTTTTTGCAATTTGTTGCGACAATAAATCTGCTAATCGTGTACCAGTTGCAGCGCCTGCCATGCCTCTTGTAACGTCACCAACTACGTTTTCCAAGCGACCTTGTGGTTGTGGCAAACCCATCGCATTAGCGCCTGCTGTTGCCATTTCTCGCAATGTTGCCGCGGGTGGCCCACCTAACGCTTGTGATGCCGCACTAATTGGCACTTGAAACGGCGAAAGCAACATTGAACCAACATCGCCCAAACCTTCCATTCCATACCGAGCCGTTAACCCGACTTGGCGTGGTAAATCTTTAAGCGCACCCATAATGCTTTCGCTAGTTGTTGGCTGTTTTGGCGCTGGCGGTGCAACATAAGGTTCTGCTTTAGGCAAAGCAAATTCTGAATTTAACGCATCAAAGGGGTTTTCTTCTTTAGCTTTTGGTGCGCCAAGTCTAAATTCTTCATTTAACGCAGCAAATGGATTCGACGTTGTTGCTATTGGATTTGCATCTGACATAGTGGCACTCGCTAATCTATCGGCTACTTGCCTGCCGTATTGCAAGGTATTAGGCGCATTTGGGTTTCTAGGGTCTGATATTGCAATGCCTTGCCGAGCCTTATCAATTGCACCTTCACCGCCGTAATATCCAGCAGCGGTCAATATTGGATCGCCGCCTGACAATTCATTTAATCGTTTGATATACCGCAAACCTGCTCTAGCGTTTTGTTCAGGATTGTTTATATCCCAACCTTGATCTGCCATACGGGCAAACGTAGCAGGGATAATTTGCATCCCACCAACCGCACCTGCGTTTGATGTTGCCGTGTTTTTGCCGCCACTTGATTCTTGCATATAAATTGAACGAGCAAGTTCAGCCAACGGGCCACTTAACCCTTCTTGTTGCAACGCAATATCAAATGGATCAGCCATTATTGAATCCCGTACTTTTGACGCATAGTGATAGGTTTGCCATCAGGCGTTTGACCAATTGGCATATCAAATACAGAACCTTCGATTTTTGACCATTCTGTACTAATTTTGCCCAATTTGCCTTGATGAACTTGAGGCATATCCGCTGCTTTTTGAAAATATCCCGCTTTACGTTGATCTTGTAATGCCATAGATTGTGCAAGATCAAGAGTAAAAGCCGTAGCCTGCGGCGTATCGGACAATCTAATATATGTCTTTTCACCCGTAATTGCGTCACGTTCTGTTTGTGACCCTTTTTGCGTGGACAATGTATTCAATAATGCTTTTGCCCCTTCTTTTTCAAATAATTGTGCAGTTGTTGCAAATTTTTCAGCATCTTTAATGCCAGCAGCAGCAAAAAGACTTGCAGCATTTGCTTGAAATGCCGCTCCCCATCCTGTTTGAGCGTTTGCATTTCTTAAAACAGATACACTATCAAGAATTTTTTGCGCTGCCTGTCCTTTTTCGTAAGTTGGTGTAAATACATTTTTACGCCAATCTTCATTTAATCCCGTTTCAATTGCTTGCATGACGGGACTAGCTGCTAATACTTTAGGTGTGACATTTGATTGTTGTTGCACAGCAGATGGTTGTGCGCCAAAAGCAGGCGGTCTATCCGTTCCATATAAATTACTAAATTGAGTGCCGCCCGTAACTTTTTCACCCGCTGCGTTTATAGTTGGCTCTGGTGTCGTTGCCATTTGCGCTTGACCTTGTGCAAATTTTTCTTGCCCAACAATGTCGGCTTGAGCAGCGCCAAAGCCTGGCACTTGTACCGCACCAATTCGACCGCCACCTAAATCAGTAGGTTGAATACCATCTTTGGGTGCGCCAAAAACAAATTGATTTGTTCTTGGGTCACGACCAATTGCGCCAGGCGCAAATGTTTCTGTAGGAATATATCCGGATTTTGTTGCAACATTAGCCAATAATGCTTTGTATTCTTGGCTATCTTTTCCATAAACCGCCCCAATATTTTTCATTTCAGGTGTTGGTTCAAGCGTTTTTGCTAACAATTTTAAATATTCTTGACCGCCTAAACCTCGCACCAATTGTGCGTTTGTTCGTGGGTCACTACTCAACATAGGCATTTGAAACGCTTGCGGCGCTATTTGTCCGGTTTGTGGCGCTTGTGCCGAAACTGGCGCTTGAGTACCACCCATAAGACTAATTGGCATCGCTTGAGCAACAGGTTCTTGCGGCTGTGCAGTCGGTGGCATACCTTCGCCATAATTGGCGTTTGAAATTGATGTGCTCATTGGTGCATTAGATTGACTTAACGCTTGCGCTATTTTTCTTGGATTTTCAACTGGTGGCAAATTACTTAAAGCAAGTTCAGCGTTTTGCGCTTTTAGTGCTAAATCTTGGCGTGCTTGGTCTGCTTGGTCACTTTGTTTTCCGGCAAAATAACCTTGCAAAACTTTAGCAATACCAGATAACGGCGAAATGGGCGCTTGAATACCTTGATAGCTACCCGCCTCAATCGGTTGTAATGCTTGTTGCTGAAGGATTTGCGCTAATTGCTCTCGACGGGCTATTGAACGATAGTCCTCATCATAAGGGCCTGGCGCTAAATAACCTTGACGATTTGAAAGAGAGGTTGCCATAATTAACTACCTAAAGGTGTCGGTTGAATATAACCACCGCCAGTTACGGGCATTGATTGTGCGCTCATATCGCCTGCGGTTTGTAAACCATTGCCGCTTTGACGAGCCATCATGTCTTGATAGGCTTTCATTTTAGCCATTTGATCGTATTGCCCATACATATTCATAGCGTTATTTACGCCGCTAAACGGGTTTTGAGCCGTACCCATTTGACTTGTTTGCGACTGATCTTGCCCTTGCAATTGGGTTTGTTGGCTTTGTTGCTGTTGCAGCATTTGAGCCATGCGCTGTTGTGGTGACATATTGACGTATTGATTCATCATAATAATTTCCTGTAATTAAATAAATCTAGACCCCAACATCGCACCAGAAGCTAACGCACCAAACAAACCTGAAGTTGTGGCATTAGCACCGGATTGTTGAATACCGTAATTTTGCAAAGCGTTTTGACCTTGCGCTTGGTATCCTGCAAAAGTAGGTGATGGCGCAACACTCATGCCTTGATAACCTTGAAATTGAGGCAATTGAATCTGTGAACCGCCCATTAGCCCTATGACTTCATTAATTGGCTGTTGTCTTAGCGCCATATCTTGGGCTAACTGTTGCTGTTGCGCTGTATTTTGGAATTGAGCTTTTGCCAATGCTTGGTTGTACTGTTGACCTTGTGCGGTAATGCCTTGACCAAAGTTTTGACCCACAGCAGCGTTTGCAAGCTGATCTGCTGTAATACCTTGACCAAAGTTTTGACCGACTGCTGTGTTGTACAAACCCGCTAGAGATAATTGTTCGTTTAAACCCTGTTGACGAGCCGCCATATCCAAATTAATGCCTTGGAGTGCCGCTTGGTTGTACAAATCGTTTTTGCTTGCTTCCCGATTACGCATTGCTGCGTCAAAGGCTTCTGTACCAGGCGCTAAACCTTGGTTTGCTAACGCTTGTTTGAATGAAGTATCGCCAGCGGTAATCGTTGGGTTTAAGCGTTGAAGAATCAAATCTTGTGCAGTTATTCCCGCATTGATAGGCATTGCTGCCAAATTACTTGTATCAATTTGTCTTTGAGCCAACCCATACGTATCAGCAGCGGTTTTTGCTTGCGCTAATCCATATTGATCGGCTAATGGCGCTGCTTGATACCCGCCAAAATCATGCTTAATTTCTGTTGTAGTTGGGACAAATGGTTGTGACAACATGGCTTGAGCATTGCCAATGCCTGTTTCGCCAAGATTTGCTAAAGCAGTCTGTACACGTTGTTGTGAAGCTAAAGTCTGTTGCGCTTGTGGGGTAAGCGTCTGGGTAACTGTTGGAACACCGCCGCCAGTCATAAACGCTTCACGGGTTGGCGCAGCACCTCGTTTTGCATTAGCAGCATCATAAGCCGCTTGGTCAAAATATGTACCGCCTGTAGTCGTATCGCCTTCTGGACTACCTGCACGCATATATTGATTACGGTCTATATTTCCGGCATTATATTTAGCCAAAGACGCATCATAAGACGCTTGGTCAAATGTTGGGGCAGAATAAGAAACGGTTTGATTCCCGAAAGGTGTGTACATATTCGGGTTTGACATCATATTAGATTGTTTCGCAGCAGCAAGGTTTTGAACTCCCTGCTCTTTAGCTGCGCCAATATAATCCGGTGTTGGTGGTGCTGCGACTGACTTACCCATTTTCTACCCCTAGAAATCGGCAATTTTCTCTTGCCAACGTCAAAAATATAATATCGCCATCAAGTGAGGCATCTTTCAATCTTGCTTCTTCGCTAAAACCCATCTTTTTTACTAATTTTATGCTTTTTACATGATTACTGACTACTGGGACAATAATCTTTTTCACATTACAAACATTAAAAGGATAGTCAAATATTGCCTTTAAATACGCTTTTGTCATGCGTCCTTCAATTGCAATATGACAAAAAATGCTTTGCCGATTCCAATTCTCGTAAATCACGCCTGCAATCGTTTCACCATCCTTCTGCAAACCAATTGCACTTGATCCTTCAGCAAAGAACTCGCCTGCTATCCTTTTTGCTACCCAATGGCCTATTTCAGGCCCTTGCACTATATGCCAGCCCAACCTTGTTGGTAAACAATGTCCGTCGATGCCCATAAAATCGTTGTTCCCTGACTTGCAGTCTTAAACTGTGTTGCAGCGCAATATCCGATTCCTGTCACGCCTTGCCAATTGTTTGTAATAACGGTGTCTGTAGCCCAATACCCTACGTCCCACAGCGCAACGTCCCATTTAGCATTAACTTGTGGGCTAAAACTTAGCGCCGCAGTCGTATCTGCTAAGTCAAAATCCATGTTCAAACCAATAAATACTGACGGCGTGCCGTTTGTAAAGATTGACGGTCTTGCTCTGGTGAAATACTTTTTAACGCCACGGGCATCAAAATAGTTAAACGCTTGCAACGCATAACCGTTTATATCGCCCGTATCATCGGCATAATTGTCATCCCAAGCATGAGCGACAAACCCATTGCCACCCCAATACGGCTCGTTATTGAATATTGTCCAACAATTAGCGTATTGACCTGTAAAGTTGCACCACGCTTTTGTAATGTTATTCATTACATATTGCTGTTGCTGCCCTTCTTGAATTGGCACATTTACAGTTAAAGCATTGTGTTTAGGATCAAAACTAATATCCCAACCAAAATTATCACCATAAGACTGCGTTGCAGCAGAAAATGCGCCTTGAATCTTATCTGACAATGCAATTCGTGGGTCAAGTCTAGACGATTGAAGACTTGCCGCAAGTGGATAAAGCCCGTTATAAGTGAGGATAATCATATCCCCACCGTATTTCATCAAGCATCGTTTGCCAACAGGCTTACCAATGCGCCAAACGCCCACTAGGGCGAATTTTGTTGGATCTGTAGGGTCAGTACCCGAATAAACAATAACCTCGCCGTTAGACGTTATAAATACTAGATTATCATCTACTCCATAACCCGCATCAATTGTCCACGTTCCCGCCGCAACCAAATATCCACCCAATTGAGCAACCGAACTCATGTCAATTGCCGCAGCTGCGCCTGAAATGCTTAAAGTTGGCAAATACCACGCTTTTAATGTCGAGGCTTGCGTAAACCAAACTTGGTTTTTAAAAGTTGTAATGTTTGATAACGTCGAACTGGTGACTCCGGTAATTGACGGGTTTGTCCACGTTGTTCCGTTATAAAGCAACGGCGCATCCACGCCATTGACCGCCATGATGTAACCACCTGCGGGAGTCGTGACGTTTGTATATTCCCATTTAGCATTGGTTAGTCCTGTTTTTACAGCTGCGCCGACTGCACCGCCATTTGTACAGTCATAAATTGACGTTCCGGCAATGGCAAACAGTTTATTAGTCGCGCCGCTTGAATAACCCATCAAGGTCTGAACTTGACCTGTAATGCCTGTTGAATATTTAGTGTAGCCGCCACGCAACACTACGTTATTAACAGTAGGAAAAAAGTTTGTTAGCTGAACAGCATCAAGTGTATCCATATTTGCAATAGAATCACGCACATTCCAACCACCAATAGGCGCAGGTAGCGACTGAACTCTAGCTGCCGAGCCTTGAACAAGTCGGCTTGCCATTAGTTTGTCCCGTAGCCAGTATCAGGAATGTTATCGTAGCCAATCAAGACCGTGCCTGGGCGTGGCGCAAACGACAAGTTAGCCGCTGACGTATCTTGCGCCCGAACAATTTCAAATTCTTCAATATAATTTCGGTACATTGCTGTGGTATCAAAACCTTTAGCCTCGAAATATTTGAGTTTTGTAGCCAATACCATCAGGCGATCAGGGTAAATACAAGTATCCGTATCGGCGGTAAACGATGTTTTTACAACGCCTGTGTCAGACAATGCCCAACCATTTGACCGATATTCGTAACCAAGCAACTCATTGGTTGAAACGCCAGGCCAAATCTGAAAGTATTTGCCAAGCAGTCGATAGCGAATCCGTGGGCCAGTTGAGATAAAGCCAGACAATAACCATTCCCATTGCTGTGGACTTTCAGGCCCAAGCATTTCCCAATGTTTTGACTTGTCCCAATGGGTTCTAGGAACGGTTGATTCGTAATCCGAGGGCAATGCGTACTTCACCTTTTCAAAAGTGATCGTAGCGCCCGTATAAGTGCCCGTAGACGGCAAATTAACGGTTACTTGCGTGGCTGAGTCAACCGACTCAATGTAGCAAGCGTTTGAAATACCATTACCCACGACTTGATAAGTTGTATCTAAGCCTGCGGTGCTTGGAATTCCGGTAATTGTGTAAGTGTCTTCAGTTACGTTACCAGTCGTTTGAGTGTAAACGGTGGTAAACGTGTACTGTTTTGTTAATTGCCGCCAGTCATGTTTCCTTAAGAACTCATAACCAGCGGCGTTCATTAACGCCAAGATTTGAATTACATCTTGGTTGGTATTTGATGCCACAGTAGTTGGCGTTGATACCCCAAGCTCGTTAGTGACTTGGGTTACTAGCTGTAGCATCGTTGATGACATTTAGTCCTCTTTTTTTGGCCTCCCAACCTTCTTTTCTGACAACTGAGCCATCAACGCCGCCATTTGCTCTTTAACTTCAGCAAGTTCCTGCTTGGTATGTTCTATCTCAGTCTGACTAGAAGATTGGTTTTTAACTTGTAAATAACGCCTAGCTAACTCTCGCAAGCCCACCGCCCCCATGCCAATACGCTGCAATTGGCTATCTGATGCGGTAGCAACTTGCTCAACGGTCTGAAACTTAAAGATTTGCAATTCTGCCATCTGCATATCGTTAAAATTTTCAGGATCGTCCTTTACCCATTGTTTCAAAGGCACGCCAATAACTTCTGCGTTATTGTTTTGCATCTGAAAATGTAACCATTGGCGAGGAAATCGTTGCTTATGATCGTCCCGAACGGGTTGGTCAATAATCGTCGTTTTATCGCCTGGCACTATGATTCTAACAAACGGCTTATCTTTATAAGGATCTTTATCGTAAACATAGAACTCGACGTGTAGGTGAGTATCTGCGTTGAAAACATCGCTGTCTAAAGCCAATTTATGCCCCTGTGATTGAAACCCATGTAGTTGCGGAAGTTGCTGCCAACAGAATTGTTTTTGCTGTTGCAACCGTTACGCTTGATGCAGCTGCGTTAATTGTGCTGCTTGTATTGTACGGATAAATTGTAATTGTTTGACCAGAATCATTACGAATAATGACCTGTGCGCCAACTTCAGTCGGTGGCAATTTAACGCCAGTTGATGCAGACGAAGTGGTAATTGTGTTATTAACGGCTGAGATTTGCAACGCATCTGATGCAGTTGAACCTGTTGCGACTAAGCCAGTTGCACCGTCACCGCAAATTGTTGAAGCAGATAGTGGCGAGTTGCCTGCGCCTTGAATTCTTGAGGGAAATGCCATAATAATCCTTTAAGTTAATTACTCATTGCCTTTGCCATTTGATGCAAAAGCCCATCGCCACATACTTCAATCGTAACATCTTCAAAGCCTGCTACGACATTCTGAAAATCTGTCACCTGCTGTGCCATCCAAGGGGCGCATTGGTATTTTACATCGTCAATCATAGCGTCAATTACTCTATCTGCGTTATTACTTTCTTGTTTATAAGCATGGTGTTCGCCGTTGCGATAACTAGAATCCATGCCAAAAATAAATATACGCTTATAGCCTTTTAACTTTGCCAATATCAACGACAAAATGCCAACAGTCGTAAACCCACCCATTAGGTGAACTGGTCTAGCTTTTTCATGCTCAAGCAACTCGTACACGCCAGGCGTATTGGCGTGAACCAACACAACCTTATAACCTTCCAACGCATCAAATACTGAATCGTCGCATTGGCTAGTAATGTAAAACGTAGTCGATTGCTGCGGATTTTGAACAAATCTCACGTTTTCAGGTCTTGCGTCAAGCATCACCATTGCGTCTGGGACTATGCCTAACCCAACCAAATGATCGTAAGAACCGTTCATCGCCCATACTTTTGCGCCGTTTTGATGGCGAACCCTCAACTGGTCAATCGTGTCAACCAGACTCGGTGCGCCACCAACAAGACAGACGCTGCCTTGGGGTGACTCGTCAAAATCAAACCAAGGCAGCGACCTTTTTACGGATCGCTGCACATTGCCCAACAAAACGTCAGGCTCTGTGTTTCCAACTACATCAAGAACAGCTTCAATCATTATTAGGTGATTTGTGACTGTAGATGTGGACGGTTGATGGTCACGGTTACGGTAGAAGTCGTAGAAGTGACGGTAGTCAAGTTGGCTGAACGAGCAGCAACAACTTGCAATCCGGCAGATGCCAAGACTTTTACACGACCAGCTGTAGCCGACAAGAACAGAGTTACGTTAGGAGCAACAGTAACAGCAGTTTTCTTGATGACTGCATTGCCTGCAATCTGATACCAACCGTACAAACCTGCTGTGCAAGCCGACATAGCGACTGCAACTGGCACGTCTTGAACGGCGGTGTTGACAACCAAAGTTGTTTGGTAAGTTGTAGCGTTGTAACGCACAACAGAACCGACAACAGTTGATGCAACGCCTAACAGCAAGATGAACTCGCCTTCGCCGTAAGTTGGATCAAATGCACGAACAATAGTACCTAAAACAGCTGGGGGCGGTGGAATTGCTGTACCGCCTGCTGTTGTAACGCTGTCGTTGGTTTGGGCAATTTGCAAAAGCCCAATGCGTGGTTCGTCAAATGTATATGCCATGATGGTTTCCTTTAAGCGATCAGAACGCCGCAGAATTGCGGGCCTGAACTTGTTAAATTGCCAGCAAAGCCAATTAATCTAACCAGAGCGTCCTGGTTAACGGCTTGACGTTCGCCGCCGATTGGAACGAAATTACGATCAGCGTGTGGACGGAACATAATGTATTTAGTGTTCAAGAACCACATATGGTTGGAAGTTGCAGCGTTACCGATACCACCGTCCAAAACCACATCAGATGCCATACCTGCGCCGTAGTATTTCAACGATGCAAAGCCTGCGCCTGCTGACGAATTGCCGCCATCTGTAATACGTTGAATCGACTGCAACGATTGCAAATACAATTTGTAATAGTTGTTGTCGCAAACGATCAAATCAGGTTTGTCTGTACCGCGAATCAACTGAACAGCAAGTGCATCCATGTATGCTTGGATGTTCGATGCTGAAACAGCAGAACCGCCGTTAGTCACGCCTGAGTAGGCAACAGATTGCCAAAACGAGAATGTCGCACGGTTAATGCCGCCGTAAGTACCAGTCGATGGTGCATCAGGAACAGCAGCGCCTAAGCCTGTGATGTTTTTGCCTGAGTTACCAGTGCCGTCTAGGTAAATGTCACCCGAAATACGGTTAGCTAACTGGGCTTCAGCAACAGCCATACGACCGTCAAGCAAATCAATAATTGCTTCTTTGCCACTGTTCTGAATCATTTCCAAGCCGCTGATCGAAACTGCCGATGCGTACTGGGTGATTGAGAACTGAGCAGCCGAAATGGGGCTGTTTTGGCTGACGTTTAAAACCTCGTAACCACTATAGGAATTAGTGTTCGAAGTTGCCGAATCATTGTACATAATTTCCTGGAGGATGACATTGCCCCCAGAAAACGTCTTTACATTGCCACGTTCTTTCAAACGGCGCAATAAAGCGTTGTTATTTGTTACGTTGTCAGCAAGTTCACCTGTGCGGCTTTGAATGTTAGTCGCAATGATGTCGCTGATCGAGCTATTGGCAAATGCCATAATAATCTCCGATTAGGTTATCAAAAACGCTCATTAAGATTGTCAAATTGCTCTAACAATAATGAACGCCTATCTTGCGCTTTGGTACTCGTTGCCGCCCCTGGTGTGGAACTTTTAACGCTGACCGCTGCCGCCCGAGCCGCTTTCGCCGCCCTATTCGATTGTTCCCGTTTTGCTGCATCTGCTGCGCCCTGTAAGGCTTGCTGATGTTTCGTAAACAGTTCGTTATCTAGGCGTATTGCTTTTTGGTACGCATCATCCAAGTCCTTAGCCACACCGCTGTTAAGCAGTTGGATCATTGTTGGGCGTGCTTCCTCAAAATACTCTGCTTTTGTCTGAAATTGTGTAATTTCGCTCAAAAGTGCTTGATTCTGTGCATTTTCTTGCTGTTGCTTCCAATTTAACACCTCGCCACGGACTTGTGCAAGTTCATTTTGAATAGCGTAAAAGTTTGGATCAGTCGGCGTGGTTTGAACGTCACCCATATTGATGCCGTATTGCTGCGCTAACTGTGCAAAATATGCTTGTTTTTGCTGTGCTGAACCATGCCGCAGGACGTTATCAGCTTCCATCAAGGCTTTGACTGCCTGTGGTGCTTCGATACCCAACCCACGAATATTATTCATGTAGGGTTCAATCGCCTGCTGCATTTGATCTGCAAACTGTGCTTTAGAAAGCAACGGTTGCACGCCTGCCTTCATTTCTTCTTCACGTTTCCAAGCGTATTCCTTCAGCTTTGGATCAGCCGTTGTCCACGCTTCGTGGTAATCCTTTTTCCACGATGCTGGCGGTCTTTCCCAAACTGGCGGTTCTGGTGGTGGCTCTAGATCAGGCTCTACCTGAGTTTTTCCTGCCTCGAC